AGAACCAGTTAGTCCACCTACAAGATAGTACATACTCTTACGAATACCTACATATCTAGTAAGTCTATCAAATCCCATAGGAATTCCTCTGTTCAGATCATTGAGACCTTTCTCAACTTCTGCATTTAATAGTTCAAAACTCATAATAGCTCTATTTCTTGTTTAACTTCTTGCCAATAGTATTCCTCTTCTTCATAGCAATTTAAAATAACAGTTTCAACTGCTATTAATGCACAAACTTTAGCGTCTTTATAAGCTTCTTCATCATACATTAAATTTGATCTTAAATACATTGCATATTTATCAAACAACTCTTTTGCTTGTTCTTTTGGTGTCATATGTCTGTACCTCCTCGTGGTTTTTGTGGTGCTATTTCTATCTTAGCTCCATCATTAATTAGTTCAATGTAAGCTTCGAAAGCTCTTTGATTCAAATATGTTACACTGTTTTGCATAAAGGTCATTCTATTACTATTGGTAGAAACAGAAGATTCTTTCTTTTGTAAGAGTTCATAGTTCAAAGCAGCTATAAGTTGTACAGCTGTATACTCTCCCTCTAGTAAGATTTTATCAAACTTAAGTCTACATTCATCTTTGCCTTTTCTAATAGCTCTGGTGCCTGTAAACTTCTTACCTTTATACTCAAATGAATCAGTACCTGGATAAGCTTTCCACCATTCCTCAAAATCTGTTGTAGCAGGCTTTCTCTTTATTAGTCTTCCTGTGCTCTTAGCATCCATGAATTCTAATAAGTCTTTACCTAATGTTGTAATCTTCTCATCATCTTTGGTTATCAATGCTTTTCTTATCAAAGTTTGATAGACAGAACCAATCTTCATACTTCCCTCACATAGTGGAGAAACATCAAATTGTTCGTCTATCAACTTTAATAAGAATATTACATCTAAGTTATAACCTTTTTTGATGAGCTCTTCGAACTGTTGCGGTGTTACATTCAGCTTCATCTTTTAATATTGGTTTTACTACTTTAATAATTGCAGGTTTCTTTTTAGATAGCTGCTCCTCTTCCCATTGTTGCCAAGAAGCTTCAATATCTTTCTGTCTTTCTATGGCATATATATGGTCATTAGGATATTCCCAATCCTCCAATATCCAATCCATTATTCAGATTTTTTAGGTCTTCCAACAGGTCTTTTCTCAGTTGTCAAGGTTTGCTCGACAACTGGTTTCTTCTTTTTGTTTCTTCTTTTGTACCTTCTTTTAGGTTTTTCAACTGGATCTGTACCAACTGTTCCTTTAGAAAGATCAATTATCTTTCTAGGTTGAAACTTAGGAGAAATAGGTGTGTCATCTACCTCTTGAGCATTCTTAATCGATACATACATGATAGCTACTGATATAATAGCTAATACTAATAAAATAATTACAAGTGTATTCATAGTTCTTCTTTTTTAATGCGAAGACCAAATTGCAAATCAAACCATTGAAATGTTTGTTCAGCCTTCCCTTTGTTAAATTTAAAAATCTTTTTTAGTAGAGGAATAGCATAACGCTTGAATTCCTCGTGTTGTTCTTCTGTCATGGTATTATTACTATACCATTCTTCGTCACCCTCAACATCTAACATTGTTTTACCAACCATGTTTAATTGGTATTCAACTAGATGCTCAGAAATGTTCGTGCGATTTACTTTAGCTTTCATTCAAATAAATTTAATTGATTAGGAATATACACTGTTTTGATTCTTTTGCCTTCAGTGCTAATCTTTGTGATTATTCTGTTAGCTTTTTCAATATAATAATTATAATTGATATTGTCAACCTTGCTGTTCTTTGGTAAGAAGTTACAAACTGTTGCTAACCATTCACCAGCTTCCACTTGGCTCACTGCAGCAGCTCTAGTTTGACACTCAGGGTTCTTAACCTTGAGGATCTTCTCTCCATCAGTAGATATGTAATAACGAATTAACTTATTATACACAGTAACTTCTCCTGTTATTCTGTTAGTTCCTTCATAATGGAAACTTCTAGTTGCTTTTTGTCTCAAGCAAAAATCATATAAATTAGTATGATTTCTAATAGTCTCATCAACAGGAATACCATGAACAAAATAACGCTCAAGAGCAATAGGAACAATCCTTGCACTCTTGTTCTTATGAAGTTCGAAATCTGTAAGGAAATCTCCTTTCTTCTTAATTTCACCATTAGTCATAATTGCTAAGTAATCATTCACCGTACTAAAGATAATCTTTGAGTAGTCTGTTCTCTCCAACTCATATTGTGTTAAATCACTCCATGCTTCATTGATTTCATGCATCAAAGGAATAAGAGCTTTCTTAATCTTGATAGTTACACCATCTGTATTAGCAGAGATCACATGTATGCCATTGGTTTCATATTTTTCAATAAGCATCATTAGACTAAGCTCACCAGTTATTGTGGTGAACATAGTTAACTGCCTATCATAGATCCAATTTTGCATATCAGATGATTTACCATATACAGAGTTGACTGCAAGCTTAAGTGCTCCTACAATTCCCTTAATACGTTTATCTTTCTTAGCAAGAGGTTTTAGCTCCAATCTTTTATCAAACATCTGTTTATACCCACGCAGGAACTCTTTACCCAAGTGAGCAGGAAACTTCCCATTGTTGATGATGATTGCTGGATAATAAGAACTAACATCCCAATCGATTATCTCGTACTCTTCATCAGCTTCAAACACTTTAGGTTTGTTCTCTGTATGAAGACCACCTTTCATAAAAGAATATACATTTTCATAGAAATCTATATGCTCTTTGAAATCATCTTGCAGACCAAGCTGCATCTTATTAATTTTCTTTAGGAACTCTTTTAGTTGAGGTGTTTCAAATGTTACATACTTAGCAATGCAATTTTTTACATCTATACTTTTTCTAAAATACCCTTTCTTTGGTAGCTCTCTATAATCTATTCCTTTCTCAGAACAGTAATACTTCTTAATCATCTCATCACCAATTTTACTATCAGAATAGTTTAAACATGGGATACCAAACTCTTCTTCGATATCCTGTCTTAGTTCTATCCTGTTATCTCCTTTGTATAATGGATGATCTGTCTCTCCTAGTGTCACTTTAAAGAATTCATATGTTGCATCAACATCATTATAACAGTAATCAATTGTGAGTTCAACCTCTTCCTTGGTCATGTTAGTCTTGGTATGATGAATAGGCATCTCCTCAATGTTCTCTAGATCCATCTCAAACTCTAATCTCTTCAGACTTACCATACGATTTTTATTATCATAATGATGTATCTTGAATAGATCTATTTGTTTAAGTGTTAGTTCGTGCTCTCTGTACTCAGGAAACACATCATAATTAGCATCATGGATAACATCAGCTGCTTTTTGTGCTATCTTAGAAGTGATCTCTAAGTTAGATAGCTCATGCCAATTGTCATAGTTTCTCAAGATCCATTCAACAACTTGACTATCAAAGCGTAGGTTGTTATAACCAACCCAATAAGCATCAGCATTAGCCTCTGTGTATCTAACAAACTTATCTAGTTCGTTTTTCCATTTAGATACTTGAAAGCTCTTACCAGCTTTACCAGGCACCATACAAACTATTAAGAATAGTTCTTGCATGGTTTCTATGTCATATATTATTACATCTTCTTTCATTGTCTTGTTGTATTTTTATGGTCTTTCCAATCTAACCAAAAGCCTATTGCTACAATGATATTCATTCCAAACGAGGCTATTATCTCATATATGTCTTCATATATGTTAGTAGTAAGATGGATATGTCCCACCATCCAGAAAGGAATAGCGAGATTATTTGATATCCATCTTACTAAATAATTTATAAACTTCATAGCCTACAAAGATAATTAAAATTGTTATAATATTCTAATGATTTTAGTTACAACTTTTTAAGTTTTGCATCTATCACCACTCTGATTAGGTCTCTGTTCATATGTCTAGCACATCTTTCATTAAATACAGTCTCAACAATATCATTGTAACGTTGCTTTGATATAGAGAACTTAACACCATTCTTGTGGTTTGGATCATCAGATTCTAATGTAACTGAAGCATCTTTAATCTTTTCCACTGCAATGTATGCTATACATCTCTCATCTTTGTATCTCTTGGCTGTTAATACATCATCCATACTAGAAATAGATTCTAAAGTGATCAGAGTGCAACATAATCTTCTTAGGCTTACCTTCGAATGTCATACCATGTGGTACTTCTACACCTATGTCTGCAGGTTCTTTTGATTCTGGTTCAAAGAATAACTCTTGAGTTTTGTTAATCACTTTCTTAACTTTGATGTTATCTATCTGTCTAGTCTTAGTTAGATTTAATTTTTTCTTTAAGTCATGTAACTTGAATCTAACAGCATACACACTTCTGTTATACTTTAAAGCTAGTTGTCTACTAACCTCATTGATGTTAACTCTTCCACTTTTCAAAATAGATATCATCTCTTCTGTTTGTGCTTCTGTGTAGAAATTTACTTTTACTTGCTTTGATTCAGGTTTTCTATCCCATATAGAATGGATAGCCATACTTATTTTTGTTTGTTCTGTTTTTTTCATGATTTCTAAATTTTAGCAAAACAACACATAGCTGATGTGTCGAAATACTTGATAAATAAATAGTCTCCTTGTTTTGTTGTGTAAATTGTGTGAGGAATAGGTGATGAATGATCAACACTATCTAACACTTTCTCTTTTCTAGCTTTAAAGAATGTATCAATTGTTTCCTGTAATCCAATTCTATAACTAAATGTCATAATGAAATTACTCTTGAACTTAGCAATGTGATCTGTTAAGAATCTAACAGAAGCACAGAAGTCAAGATCAAATAATACATTTTGTTTATCTGGGTTTGCTTTAAGAATATCACCACATATCAATGCTATCTTAGACTTTGATCTTATCTTAGATAGTTGTTGTAATGCTACCTGTGAGTTATTCTCATAGATTTCAAATTCTTTACATCCTTTGGATTCTAGATAACCTAGATACTCATTGATGTCTGGACCTGCTAATCCAACTACTGATTCAAATTGGAATCTTTGGATTAAGAACTCTCTAACAGCATGCTTGTTGCTTGAGTCAATGTAAGTCTTTTTTCTTTCAGCCATAATTAATAGTCTTCTAAACCATCATCTAATGTTTCATCCCAATCATCAAACTCTTCATCTGGTACAAGTGATAATACCACTTTACCTTCTTCAATGATAGGTGTATCATCATCGTCCACTAGTATATCAACATATCCTTCAAACTCTCGTATCAGATAGTTAACATCATCTAGTGTGATGTCTCTAAGTTCATCTACATCATCTCCTTCATCCCACCAGCCTATTTGATCATGTGTAGCAATAATGTCTACATCATTGATTAATATGCCTAGTTCTACAGGAGCACCATGCTTGGCCATAAATGCATCAGCATCTTCTGGCAGTTCTTCTAGCTCAAATAGCTCAACATATGGTTCTATGACACCAACAGATATTTTGTTAGCGAAGAGCATACCTACCTCCAATTCTGGAGGCAGATAACTCTTTAATGCAAATTCAGCTGGATACCACATTAGAATTCCTTTTTATGTGCTGGTTCAGCAATTTGATATACACAGTGAGTGCTAGCTAGTCTCAACAATATGTGAAGCTGTTCAGCCTCTAGATAGTTTAGATGTTTCTTAGTGCATGCACCAATAATTTCTATACCATCACCATTGTCTACTAATTGCATTGCAACTTGTTTCTTGAGATGGTCTGCCCATGAATCATCATCACTAAAATACAGAGTGTGCACTTCTACATCTGGTGTAGCTTGTAGCTTGTGATAATCATATTCGTGTCTATCATTAATGTAAATCTCTTCTCTGTATAACACTTCACTAGCGTTATCAATTACTTTTTGGATTTCTTCTTTTAATTTTGCCATGTTTGTTTTGTTTAATGATTAGAATCCTGCTAACTTAGAGAAACTAACATCATCTCTATTCAATAAATGAGCTAAGCTGTTTTCTTCTTTCTCAGATAAATTGGTGATAGAAGAGATAAGTTCTATTCTACTAGATGTAATCTCTTCACCGTACACTGCTTTAACCTTTTGTCCTATCTCTATAAGAGTTGACACATTAAAATTGTCTATTGGATCACCATTGTGATCTTGCCATTTTCCGTTTACTACTTTCATAATCTTATTTGTTTTAATATAAATTTGCTATTTGTTTGTTAATACCATAATCTAATAGTATGTAATTGTTATCTTCTATTCCCCAATTTACAGAGTTATAAAGATCACAATTTGGGATGTTAAACTCAGGTATTGCTTTCTTAGTGTAAAGAACTATTCTATCAGGTATTGACTTAACTATGTTATATCTCTTCTGACAAACTACACCTAAATACATCCATTTCAATTCTGCTAATAGGTCAAGGCTGTTATACTTATCCCAAATTTTCTTCTCGTTTAGTCCTTGTAGATAACCTCTTCTTGATAATGGTATCTTAATAACTATGTTGCTTAGAAGAATAACTAATCTTGTTGAGTATTTGAATGAAATCATATTATGATTGTTGTTCTATTACTTGTTCTATAATTTTGTTGTACACTTCGTCACTAATAATTTGACTTATTTCTATTCCTTCGAGCTCTATAGTTTCTATTTCAAACTCAGCAGCTGCTCCTGGATAACCTTCCATATTACCATCATACCAAATAGTTGGTTCTTCTGGTGTGTAATATCCACTAACATCCATTCTTACATCATAGATGTTTACTTCTGTAATTATATGTCCCATGTTAATCTGTTATTAGTTCATAGTTCTTTCTTATCACTGTATCAACCTTGTGACACAAATCTATTAGATATGTACCATTTCTAACTTGCTCACTATCAAATGTGGCTTCTATAAATGGTTCTAATGTATCAATGAACTCTTTAGCTTTCTTATGCATGTTTGCACCAATCTCTGCTGTTGGTTTCATTTCATCTAGTTCCATTATCAATAGATTAGTCAACGCTGCTATTTTGTGAAACAATAGTCTCTCTTTCTTTGTCATGATTTTGTTTTATTTGCTTTTGATACCACTTGATTGCTTCTTTGAATGCATATACACCATTTGTGTATTCAAATTCTTCAGCTTTTTGATTTATTTCTTCTTGTGTCATAATATTTTATATAAAATATGGTCTAATAGTTAATACACCTACACTAAATCCTAATGCAAATGCAAGGGCAATGATAAATCTCCCTTTAAATGTCTTCACTTCAATAGTGTAATGATTCATGGGTAAACATAAGAATGGATTAATAAACACCATACTTATCATACCATACCAGTTCTTGTCCATTAAGAATCTGAATCCAGCAATACTGTTAGCTTCTAAGAATATTGCAGATACAAATACTATTAACAGTTTCCACCATGTGATTTTGTCTTTCATTGTTCAAGATATTCTTCTAGGTCTTCTCCTTGTTCATTTTGAAAAATACAAGGACACATACCATTTGTATACCACTCTAGTACAATTTTATGTACCTGGTCATCAGTTAATCCTAACTGTTCAATAATTGATATATCTACCATAATATTATTTGTTTTTAAATTAAACATAAGAAATAAGGGCTCCACTACAGAGCCCTTCAATTTCCCTCCTTAATAACCCAACTGTTCAAGTTGGTCTATGTTGGCCTCTACAATATACACACCTTGTGCTATTGTACATGCAAATGCAATGCTCATTGCAAATGCTAATTGTCTGAAGTGGTAAAATTCCACTGGTTTTAATGTGATTGTTTTCATGTTATTTATGTTATTAAGGATTTATAAATAAAAAAGCCTCTTGTTACAGAGGCTTATTGTGGAGGTGAGGAGAGTCGAACTCCTGTCCAAACTACGTTCATTAATACAATTTATACAGCTTAAAGGGTCAAGCTAGGCTTGAGCGATTCCACCACTCTATTTAATCTAATAGAGAAATCTTTGAATGTTTAGGCTGCTACAGCAACTTCTTCTCTTAATAAAGAGAATACTTTGTTCATGTTAGCTTCGATTTGTGCGTTGTCTCCTAGAGATACTACACGAGTAATAGATTTGCCATTTAATTAATTCACCTTAGTTTACAGTTATCTCTCTGGCTGATTGTATTAATTATTGGTAACCTGTCAAAACCAGTCACCCCCATAAAAATCCCTGCAAATATAATTCACAGGGATTAATAAAACAAACCAAACCTAATCTTTTTGTTCGTTAGCTAATTTCTGTAGTATTTCTACTAAATCATCAGGTAAATCATTCATAGCATTCAAAATATTGTCTAATTGATCTTTTAAGAAGAATGATGCCATTAGCACCACTTCTGAATAGCTAAACTCTTTAAGACATATCTCAACCAATCCACTTGGTGACATATCTTCTCTAATTTGTTTATCTTTATCAAAGACAAAGTTTCTTAATGCTTCATTGCATTTCTCATGCAAATCTTCCATATATTGTGGTGTAACACCAATTGCTTTATGCATTTGCCTTTTATCATGGTCAAATGTAAATATTGTACTATTTTTCATTGTTATTAAGGATTATTGTTCTATTGTTTGTCTTAAACTTACTGTTTTCTCTCTTACAATTCCATGTCTGAAATTATATAACACTTCAACCACCAACCTTTTAGACTTAATGTGTCTAAGAGAATTTGTTGATGCTACCAATGTACCTTTAAGAATTCTACGTCTCATGGTAATAAACGTATTAAATTTAATGTAGCACTAATAACTAAAACAATACCACATATAAATAGTGCACGCTGTGAACGTACGTTTTCTTTTCTGTGTAGTTCTATTTCTAGTTCACATAGTTCAATGATTCTATTCTTACCATCAATGATTTCATTAGCTATTGTTAGCAATCTTTGTTGTCTCTCTATTAGTTCTTCTAATAGCTCTACCTTGTAGACAATCGGTTCTTTTTGTTCTTTTTGTGCCATGTTAATTAGTGTTTAGTTTATTATAAATGAGATTTAATTACTGCGAACATAAATATACCCCATAATATGATTATTCCTACTTTTGCTACATTAGCTGCTTGTTGTATTTGATCTTTTTTCATCTTGATTAGTATTTAGTTAGTCTTCATCTTTAAATATCTTCTTGCCAAAGTATAGAAATACTCTAGCAACCAGTAGCCACAAGACTATGCTTATGACTACCTTTGCTAAAAACTCTCCCATACTATTTACGTTTTTCTGATATCTCCATACCAATAATGATTGGAAGAGTGATTGGACTAAGAGCCCAAATGAAATATGCTTCTGTTGGAACAGATTTATCTTTATAAGATTCAATGATCATACCTAGTGTAACCAAGTATGAAATAATAATATATAACATCATAATGTATATGTATTAAAAGATTAATAATGGCACTATATAAAACATATCTAATGCTAGACATATCAATAATGCTTGAACGTGTTCTTTTCTTGTGCCTTTGAAGTTTGGCATGATGCATAATGTTATCATAATCTATACATGTCTATGAGTTGCCCAATATCTTCTTTGTTGTGCACATCTAGATGCACAGCTCTCTAATGTAAGAGCAATAAGTAATAATGCTACAAGAGCATAAGTTTTTGAATTTTTCATGTTGTTTATTATTAAGGAGGTTAAAAATATACACACCACTAAACCATGCTTTACAGAATGTAGGTTTATAGCCTGCGAACATGTGATGTGTATTTTGGTTAAGCCCAAGAGAGCTAATAATTAATATTCTATATATAGATATAAACTTATAATCATACATAGAAGAAATGTTTTGCTTGTTTATGCATTGATGTTTGTTAATGCTATATATATTTGCTTATCTGGTGATGTTTGTTGTTTGTTTATTAGCACCTTTTATGCTATGAAGGTCTACACTGCTATTCTTTTATTCCCACAAAAAAAGTTTTTTCCTATATATAGGAGAAAGTTTTCTTTATATGTGTGTGCAGTGTTAATCGCCCACCCTATTTCTTTATCCCACCCTATATATAGATAGAAAAAGAAAGCCTGCTCAATTAAGAACAGGCTTGTTTGGTGTTAGATGGCAAGTTCTAACAATGCGTTAACATTAGACTCTGTTAATCCTGCGCTACTTGCAGTAGATTTTACCGCTTGTCTTTTAAGGATTTCCAATGAGAAATCATCAGCATAGTCTTCAGCCAATGCTTGAGCACTTGTGAAGATGTCAATAACATCTTCTCTTGTGAATGTGCTGTTAGTACCGTCTGCATTGATTAATGGATTTCCATTATCATCAAGGTTGTTGTATGTGAATTCGTTCACATTGATGTAAAGAGGAAATGTTATGTCCTCAATTTTAGACCACCCTTTTTCCGTTACTAATGATTTAGGACAAAAGTAAGCATTTCTTGCTTTGTCGATTAACATTAGATTTCCTGCTTGGCTGAATGCGCCTCTTGTTACTTTTAAACTTTTCATTTGTTCTGTGTTTTTAAAGTTATTAAATGATTTTATGTTGAGCACTTTACTCCGATTGTTGAAGGGGTTTTAGAATGGAACCCGTAATCCATTGGTTTTGAAAGAAAGGCTTACTCGTGTGACCTCTGTAATCATGATGTATCATTCAACATCTTACCTTATCAAGGATTCAATTACTATTCGGATTGAAGGAGTAAGCCTTATAGACTATTCTACTTTGTATGCTACTATCTCTTGTTCATCGAACCCTACCGAAAGAATATCTTTTTTTGTTGGATAATGGTCAAAGATTTCTAAAGTTATTCCTCTAGTAAGATAGATTGTTGTGTAGTATTTCATAATGGTTGTGTTTTTTTATTAATTGATTAATGTAGTTTCAGATTATCACTAGCAGTATTAGAAGTGTGGGGGGTACCCACAACCTCTCAAATTGTATGGGGGGTCTTGATATGGAGTGGTCAACACTGCCACACACACAATAGGTTTTGGAGGTGGCTAAAAAATTTTTGAAAAAAAATTTGGTGGGTATATATTTTATGTACTACCTTTGGTGGGTGGGTGGGTTTGTCTAGATAGAAGATGTTATCTATACAGATTTCTTACATAATATAGCATAGGGATTAAATATTTTTATCTAATGTGTTGATTATAAATATTTATTATCTATCTTTGTCCATAGAATGTCAAAACTAAATTATGGAACCAACAAAGATTATAGTACAAAGACTGAAGAAGGAAGTAGATAGTGATATGCAATTAGCTATGAAATACTATTCTATTCTATCTGCTATAAATTCTCTCAATCTAACTGAAAGAGAGATTCAACTCATATCCTTTACAGCTATAAAAGGTAACATTACATATGCTAATGTGAGAGAGGAGTTTTGTAAAACTTACAACAGTACGTCTCCATCTATCAATAACATCATATCCAAACTTAAGAAGGTGGGAATATTCATTAAGGAGAATGGTAAAGTGAAAGTGAACCCCATTATTGTTATTGATTTCAAGAAAGATTTAACGTTAGAAATAAAGCTAGTACATGGAGAAGCCAATATCAATGTCAGTGAAGGAGTGGATAATCAAGAGGATGTCCGTTAACATGGTGATATCAGAGAAGACACTTGATGCTGTTGTTACACATCAGTTTGATTCTGCCAATGATGCATTAAATATAAATAAGAGTGTGGAGATTTCTGGGTTTGGTAAGTTTTATTTTAACCAGAAGAAAGCTCTTGCACAATACAATAAGTTGTTAGCTATTAAGAAAGCATATGAGAATATGTTAGCAGATGAGAATACCTCTGACGTGAAACGAAACGCTGTAGAACTTAAATTACAAATAATAGAATCCAGTATTAAAACCTTAAAACCAAAGATAAATGAGCCTGGGACAAATTTATGAAGGATGGAAGAATCATCTTCTACCTGAGGAAAGAAATAAAGCTTTTATAGAACATGTTAGTCTTGAAAGATTAGCTATATGTCAAGCTTGTGATGAGCATTCTTCTAATAAGAAGGATTATAAATCAAGAAGGCCTGATGCACATTGCACAAATTGTGGATGTACATTGGCTGCAAAGACAAAATGTTTAACATGCGATTGCCCATTGAAGAAGTGGGTAGCACAATCATTACCAGATGAGACTACGTAAAATTCCATTGGAGAGCCTTATTAACCTACTAGCAGATCTATATGATGGAGGTGCTGATTATATCGACATTACAGCTGAGTCAACAGAGAATGATGATCCAGACCAAATGAAGATAACAGTGAAGCCTGAATATATGTCTGAAGATCTAGATACTATCAGAAAGATAGAAATAGATTTTACAGAAGAGGATGATGAGGATGACAATGTGAAGGGTGGTACCAATATAAGTCTTTCTGATGAGGATATAAATGATCTGATATGATACAAAAAGGACCAAATTACTATCGCCAAATAATAAAGGCATTGGAACGCTTACAGAAAGCTCATCCCACATATAATATAGGTAGACATATAGCTACTGCATTAGATGGATATACAGATGTATGGGGAGTTACTGATAAAGAGTTTCTTTTTGCTTTACAGAAGTATGAAATAGAATTGAACATGGATTATAGCCATGTAGATGAAGAGGAAATAGAAGACATCATTAAAGATGGCATGAATTTGGAGAGATTATTCCTTGATGAAGAGGAAGATTAATAATAACAAAGACTAACTACATAATGGCAGTAAAAAAGAACACATATGTTTCTGCAGAACTAGATTGGGCTGAAGAACAATTAGCTTCATGGAAACAATACGTTGATGCTAATCCTTTACATGAACTTAAGGATAGGATAGAATGGAAGCCTACAGCTAAAGGAGGAATGTTACCTATGGTGATTGCAAGCATTGAATCACAAGGTAAGTTTGTACAGGAAACAATGAAGAACTATCTAGCTTTATTAGAGCAAGTAGATAAGTTACGTGAGAAAGAAGATGCTAAGAAGATTGAGACAAGAGGTGGTGCAGAGTTAGGCTCTATGGCAGAAGACTTCTTAAAAGGTAGAGGATAATGGATTTACAAACTATAGAATATAAGGATTGGTTTATCAATCAAAAGCGTATACCAGATGAAACATCTGAAGAGTATAGAGCATTCTTTAATTTTCATAAAGAGCTTTGTATGAATGGCTGTATGATGGATGGACAATACATCAATCCATTTCTATATTGGCACTTAAACATATGGCATACAGAGGTTGATACTATAGATGAGTATGGAAGAATCAACCAGAAGTATGCAAACCCATTATTACGTGATAATGAATGGTTGGTTACAAACGAAATAGACAGGGCTCACAAGGAGAAAAAAGGCTTGGTGATACTTGGTATTAGACGTTTTGCTAAGTCTGTAATAGAGGCCTCCTATATAGGTCAAGGAGCAACGTTTGATGAGAATAGTCAGAACATTATTGCAGGACTGAATGCTCCTGATATAAAGCTGATTACAGATAAGATTGATAAAGGTTTAAATTTCCTACCAAAAGCTTGGAGATGGCAGAGAGTTGAAGATAACTGGGCCAAACAAGTAACATTAGGTATTAAAACCAAAGCAGGAGAGAGAATACCCTTCTCTCAGATTCTTATTAGAAACTTAGATGGTGGTAACAATGAAGAGGCTATTGCAGGATCAAAACCTCGTAGACTTATTATTGATGAGATAGGTAAGGGAAGTTTCTTACGTGGTCTTCAAGCTGCTATCCCTGGTTTTACAACACCATTTGGTTGGGGATGTTCTCCAATTCTAACTGGTACAGGTGGAGATATGAAGATGTTCATGGATGCAAAGAGCTTAATGTTCGATGTAGAAAATTTCAACTTCCTAGAATACAATAATGCAAAGGATGATAAGAGAGTGCATGGGTTATTCATATCACATAAGTATAGAATGGAAGCTAAAGAAGAAAGTTCTTTAGGTGAGTTCTTAGAAAAACCAGCAGGAAGTTCACTATACCAAGTGAAGATGATGGTGTCTAATGAAGATAAGGCTACAGAGATTACCAATTCTAATCTAGAAAGACTTAAGAAAGCTGGAGATAGAATGGCCTATCTGAAAGAGAAGATGTACTACCCACAAGAAGTGGATGACATATTCTTGAATGAAGATACAAACATATTTGATATTGATGCAGCTAAACGTCAGAAAGCCAGACTGTTAATGCAAGAAAGAACAGGAACACCTGTTATTCTTTATGATGATGGTCAAGGAGTGAAACATGAGTTTACAGACAAGCTTCCTATATCAAACTTTCCATTAAAGAATACAGATCAAAAAGATGCTCCTGTAGTGATATATGAGTTTCCAATTGAAGCTCCTCCATATGGATTATATGTTGCAGGAATTGACCCTTATAGACAAGGTAAGTCTGCATACTCAAGTTCATTAGGATCTGTCTATATATACAAACGTATGCATGCTATTTCTGGAGAGAAGTATCAAGATATGTTTGTAGCTAGTTATTGTGCTAGACCAGATAAGAAAGAAACATGGGAAGAACAAGCTCGTTATCTTATTAAGTATTACAATGCTAGGGCCCTATGTGAGAATGATGAAATCTCATTCATTGACTATATGATAGCTAAAGGAGATGCTCATTACTTAGAGAGACAACCAGATTGGTTAAAAGAAATAGTTCCAAATACTACCGTAAGACGTGACTATGGGATACATAGATCTTCTGAGAAAATACGAGACTTCTTACATGGATGTCTTAAAAAGTATTCAGAAGAAGTGATACATACAGAAAAGGATGATGATGGAAACATTAAGTCTGAAACAAAAGGTATGGCTAAGATATTTGATCCTGTTCTATTAGAAGAAATGATCCAGTATAATGAGCAAGGTAACTTTGACCGTATCATTGCTGCAGAGCTTGCAATAGCTCTTGCTATGAAACTAGATCCTATAATGGGTAAAATAGGAGGAGAGCAAGATGTAAGAATACAATCAATGTTCACTAAGAACAAAAAGAATACTCTGTTTACAGAAAGCAGATCAATGTTTAACACACCAAAAAATAAATTGTTTAGATAATGGCAATAATTAGATATACAAAAGATGCTACAATTAGATATGCATACTTAAACATCTTTCCAGATCAGTTTAAAACTGAGAAGGAGAAGCAAGATGAAAGTTGGATCAAGAATACAATGGACTATTTTTCCAACAAAGCATATGCTGAGTATGTAAAGAATAGAGACACATTTGTTAAGAATTACGATCTTATGAAAGGAATCTTACGTATGGAAGATTTCTATCAGGAACCAGAGGTGAGAAGTTTTACAGATGTGCTTACAGCAGATCTAGAACTTCCTGCTTATGTAAAGATGTATTCTATTATTACCACTCCTGTTAATGAGTTGGTAGGAGAAATATCTAAACGTCCTGATACTTATAGAGTTAAAGCATTTGATGATGACAGTAAGGCAGAAGAGTTACAGTTTAAAACAGACACATTACAACAATATGTAATTAGTCAAGTTAGACAACAAATTACTGAACAAGCACTTATGGCAGGAGAAGAAATTGATCCTGAGCAAGTTGAACAAATGACAATGGAGCAAGTGAAAGAAGAGCTAGATAGCTATACATCTATTGCTGAGAAATGGGCTAACCATATCCTTACTTGTCAGAAAGCTGAATTCAACATTAAAGAAAAATCTGAAGATGCATTTAGAGATTTATTAATATCTGCTAGAGAATTTTACCATATATATGAAGACAACTCGAAACTTGGTTTCAACATCGAAGTGGCTAACCCAAAGAACACTTGGTTTCTTACCACTCCTGATAGAAAGTGGATATCAGATCCCACAGGAAGAGCTCAGGGTGCTTATGCAGCTGGGACAGTACAAGTTATGGAGCTTTCGGAGATCATTGAAAGCATACCAGATCTTACAAAAGAGGAAATTGACCACTTACGTTCATCGTTGCAAGACTATGGATTAATCAATGTACGTGAATCAAACTTAGGTAATCCAGATGCTATTCCTGGACAAGACTCTGTAATGTATGATACATTTGACCCATTAGTTCTTCAGACTCGTATGATCATTGAATCAGAGATGAAAGAAAACAATGATGGACTAAAAGACTTCTTAGGACTAACTAATAATGTTAGTTCATTTGGTTATAAATATGTTGTTGTGCGTAGCTATTGGATATCTAAAAGAAAGATAGGTAAGCTTATCTATATAGATGAGATGGGTAATGAGCAGTCTACATTAGTTGATGAAACTTACAAATCAGGTACTATACCTACACAACAATCATTGGAGTGGGGATGGATTAATGAATGGTATCAAGGAACTAAGATTGGTCCAGACATCTATCACATCAAACCATTTAAGTTATTAAACTATTGTCCTATTATAGGTACAACATATGAGGTGAAGAATACAGAGGCTAAATCTCTTGTAGATCTTATGAAACCTTTCCAAGTTTTATATAATGTATGTATGAACCAATTATACAAACTTCTAGAGAAAGAGGTTGGTAAGGTTCAACTTATGTCATTAAGACATATCCCTATTCCTAAAGATGGAGATGCACAAGATGCTCTTGATATCTGGGAAATGGAAGCACGTAACAGAGGTGTGGTGTTTGTTGATGATTCTCCAGAGAACTTAAAATCTCCTAGTTCATTTAACCAATTCTCATCACTTGATCTTACACGTACGCAAGAGATACAATCTCGTTACACATTAGCACAACAACTTAAATCTGAGTGTTGGGAACTTGTAGGTATGTCTAGACAACGTATGGGTGACATTTCTGCTTCTGAAAGTGCTACAGGTACTAATGCTGCTATGCAACAAAGTTACTCTCAAACAGAGCCTTTATTTATAGCACATGAGTATGTTATGGGACAATTGTATCAAGCTATTATAGATGCTGCATTATATGTAGAGAGCTCTAAACCAGAAAGTACATTATCATATATTACATCTGAAGGAGAATCTGCATTTGTACAAGTGAATGGAACAGATCTTAAATTTAGAGATCTTAAAGTGTTCTTAACTAACAGACCTGAAGATACTCAGATGTTTAATGAACTTAGACAACTTTCTCAAGCTGTTATTCAAAATGGTGGCACACTTTATGATGTAATAGAACTATACTCTACTAAGTCTATGAGAGAGATGAAGAAAGTATTTAAAGATCTTAGAGACAGACAAGTTTCTCAACAAGATCAACAAATGCAACTTCAACAACAAGCACAAGAACAACAAGCTCAGCAAGCACAAGCTGCATTACAACAAGCTGCTCAACTTGCCCAAGAGCAACAAGCTAATGACAATTACCAAAAAGAACTTGATAGATTATCTAAAGAGAAGATTGCTATTATTCAAGCTACAGGATTTGGTAATGTTGCAAGTGAAGATGTTAACTCTAATACTGTCCCTGATGTACTTGAAGCTAGCAGATTAGCTAATGATCAAGAATCAGCTGCTAAAGATTATGGATTAAAGATGGCTGACATGGCATCTAAAAATAAACAAGCTGCTGATAAAATGTCTATAGAGAAAGAGAAGATACAATTACAAAGAGAAAACATGGCTAATGATTTAGCAGTGGCTAAAGAAAATGCTAAGGGCAGAAATAACAAAAAAGGTTAAAAAACTTCTCCTCTTCGGAGGAGTAAAAAATATTAATGCTATATTATCTAGAAAATTGGATCAGTTTGATTCATAACACTTTGATATTAAATAGTGTTGTTATACTTTTACATAAATAAAACCAAACATAAATACAACTACATATGGCTGATAATTTAGAAACTATGGGTAACTTTAGTATCCAAGATACTATGGAAATGGGAATGGGTAATCAAGAACTATTAAATGACTTGTTTTCCCCTGAAACATCAACTTCTTCCCCAGAAGATGTAACTCCTATTATTAAAGATGCAAATGCTCCTGCTGCTCCTGAAGCACCAGAGGTTAAAAAAGGTAAGGATATTGTTCCTCCTAAAAGCGTTGATGGTAAAACAGATGAAGAGAAACTAGATGGACAATCAATGATCTCTGACTTCTTAAGTGATGATGAAGATGAAGATGATGATGAAGAAGATACGCCTCCAGCAAAAGCACCAGTAAAGAAAGCTACAGAAGCTGCTACTGATGATGCAGATGAGGAGGATGATAATGAAAGTAATGAAGGAACACAATTCACTGCTCTTGCAAATGATCTTTATAAATTAGGTGTATTCACTGATGAGGATGAAGATCAAGGACCAATAACCACTGCAGAAGACTTTTTAGAAAGATTCAATGCTGAAAAGAAAAAAGGTGCTGCAGAAATAGTTGAAAATTTCATAGGGCAATTTGGTGAAGATTACCAAGAAGCTTTTGATGCCATATTTGTAAAAGGAGTTAATCCAAAAGATTACTTCGGTACATATAACCAAGTTGTAAACTTCGCTGAGATGGATCTTTCTGATGAAGGTAATCAAGTGAGAATAATGAAACAAGCTCTGGCAAATCAAGGATTTGATTCAGAAGATATAGAAACAGAAGTTGAAAGACTTAAAAACTATGGTGACTTAGAAAGCGTAGCTACTAAACATCACAAAGTGCTGGTTAAAAAAGAAGCAGCTAAATTGCAACAAATGGAAGCTAAGGCTGAACAAGAGTTACAACAAAAACAAGCTGTTAAAAATCAGTATATAAATAACGTACAATCCATCTTACAAGATAAGGTGAAATCAAAAGAGTTTGATGGGATTCCTATCAATCCAAAATTAGCAACAGAACTACAAGACTTCTTATTAGTTGACAAGTGGAAAACTCCTACAGGAGAAACCCTTACAGACTTTGATCGTGCTATCCTGGATATGAAGAGACCAGAGAACCATGAGATGAAAGTAAAGGTTGGACTTCTTTTAAAAATGTTAGAGAAAGATCCTACATTATCAACTATACAAAGAACAGGTGTGACTAAAAAGTCTAACCAATTGTTCGGAGAAGTTGCAAGACAAGTAACTAAAGCTAAAACAGCTTCAGCTACTGGTAGTTCAAAAGCTAACCCTAGTTCATGGTTCTTATAACAAAAATTAATAATTAACAAAAAAAACGAATAACAATGGCAATTCAAACAATCCCAGGGTTAACAGGTTTTACTTATGCTCGTGTAGCGTCTATGGACAAACGTGCTGTTGGAAAACTTACAGACTCAAATCACTTGGAAAGTTTTCACTCTACTGAGCCTGCTGATTATGACAAGAAAATCATTTCTTTATATACTCAAAGCTCATTGTACAGTAATGACTTTTTAGACATGATCAACAAAAGCACACCTTATTACATTGATAATAATAGTGATGCATGGAAATGGCAAGTAGCTGTTCCTTACAAATTCCCAAAAATTATTGACATCCCTGCTTCTACGCAAGATTTAATCGCTGCTGGTAAAACAGGTATTGATGGTCAAGAATTTTCTTTAGTATTAGATACTAATGAATTCTCTAAAAACGCAATCGTTTCTGTAGGTACACGTCAGTATGGTCCTAGATTCTATGTAATCAAAGATCCTGTGCCTTGGAATATGGGTTACTTGTATTCATTTACATTAGTGACTGATAATCCAACAGTTGATTTCGTAAACCCTATCTTCTTACAATATGGAGTTGAACTAGAATTAGTTGATGCTGCTATTGGTGAGTTCGATCAAGACTTATTAGGTCTTCCAAGATTAGGTGAGCAAATCACTATGTTCGAATCTTTAGGTTCTGCATATGGATATGAGCACAAAATCACAGAATGGGCTGATGACAAAATGATGAGAGATTCTTCTGGTAAACCATTAGATATCTTAGTGTATGCTCCACAAAGAAGAAACCAATTACCTTTAACTCGTAATGATGTTAAATGGGAACCATTCATTGAGTTCTGGATGCGTAAGTCTATGTTAGAATTAAAAGTTAAACGTATGATCTGGGCTAAACCAGGTACAGTTAAAACTAACGGTTCTAAACAAGAATTAAAACGTACATCTGCTGGTGTTTACCACAGAATGAGAAACAATGGTAACTTAGTACAATACAATAGAGGTGAATTCTCTGCTAACTTAATCCGTTCTGTATTTGGAGATTTATTCTACAGAAGAGTGGATGTGAAAGATAGACGAGTTAAAATGTATACTAATGAGGCTGGATTCGATGTATTCCAACAAGCTCTTAAAACAGATGCATTAAATTCTGGTCTTACTTTCATGGCTGATTCTGGAAACAGATATATGCAAGGAGAAGGACAACACATCACTTACAACTTTGCATTTGATGCAATGGTAACTCGTGAGACTGGACGTGTTGAATTGATTCACTTAAAAGAATTAGATTTACCACAAACTAACTTAGAGTTTGGACAAAACAAAAAATCTACTCCAGTATTTATGGTGTTTGATGTTTCTCCAATGTCTGATGGTTCAATGGTAAACAACATTAGAGAAGTACGTATGAAAGGTGCTCCTTCTATGACATGGGGTTATATTGATGGTACTCGTCACCACTTAGGTTTTGCTAAATCTCAAGGTATGAGTTCTGCTAACAAATTCCCAGGATACGAAATCTGGATGAAAGACAGATGTGATGTATTTATTGAAGATCTTTCTAGAACTGTGTTGATCGAGGAAATCCCACAATTCTAATAATAAAATTCCGAGATGAGTCCCCTCACCTCCTCTCCCTCCCAGAGGGGATGATTCTCAACCCTAGTGCCCAACTAAGCATTTGCCTTAGCACCTGCACTTAAAAAAAAGATTCTGCTTAGTAAAGCCTCTTGCATAGCAATGTAACTAAGTGAAAGAGTGATGGATTGGGGTGTCCCTGGTCGCATATCCCTTCAATGGGAACACTCTGCTAATTAAACCAAACATTATTAAATAACTACATTATGGGTAAAACAGGCAAAATCTCTACGATAAAACGTGAGTATAACAGTTCTCAACTGCAAACAATGGACAGTGGACTAGCACAAAAAGGATTCACAAGAATTCCTGGAACAGGAGTATTCAAATATCCTTATAAAGAATTAGATGGTAAATACAGAACAGGACTTGATCCAGATTCTGCATATATCAGAAGAATCCAAGATCCTACTGAAAAAGAATTAGAAATTGAAAGAGTTACAGCTCTTAAAGCAAAACTTGAAAATGAATTAGGTGATATTGATTTAGGACCTCGTTCTTCATTTTGGAACTATGGACTTTCTACTTCTACAGATGATCAAACACACGTACAACCAGTTAAGTTATTAGATGGTGATAATTACTTTGACCTATCAATTCCTTTTCAAGAGATAGCCTTTTCATGGTTAAGAGTACATCCAACTATTGCATCTTCTCACCAAGCATGGGAAAGAGGAGAATATCCAGCAGAAACACAATTTTATGTTGTTGATGATGAGATTGAAAATGCAGTGATCTACAAGAAAAAACAATTGATTAACAAAGCTATTGTTAAGTTTGATAGTATGACTCCTGAGAAGAAACGTAAAGTTGCAAGACTTTTAGGACTTCCAGTTACAGAAGATACTAAAGAGGAAGTTGTTTATAATCAAGTAGATAACACTTTAAAACAAACAGAATTCAAGAATGGTAAATATTCAGGATTGAATCCAGTTGAAGTGTTCAATAGATTTGCTGACATGAAAGAAGATTTACTCCATATACAAGATTTAATTAAACAAGCGATTGCACATTCAGTTTACCGAATTAAAGGAAATGGTAAAATTTACGAAGGTGAATTTGAAATAGCTAAAGATGAACAAGATTTAATTAAATTCCTTGCTGATGATGATAACCAAGATGAGTTATTAGTATTAGAAGGCAAATTGAAAACTAAAAAACTAGCTTCTATTTAAGGGGCTAGTTTTTAAAAATATAAAAGAATATGATACCAGTAGATAGTTTATTATACAAGATCGATCAGAAACTAAATAAACTATCAACTAATGAGCACCAACAGATTCAACTAGAAGACAAAATCTTAGCTCTGAATGAAGCTCAGATTAAGTTGATAAAACAAAAGATTGATGGCATTAGTGTTGCTAGTCAATTAGGGCAAGATTCATTTAAGAAACGTTATGAAGACTTACAAAGTCTTATAATGAATTATAATCATCAGCCTTTAGATCTTACGTTAAAGAATGTTGAATTGAATCAATGGTGTACATATGTACATCAACTGACTCCAAAATATATGTTCTATATAGATTCATATTTATTGGCAGATAAAGGTAGATGTAAAGATAGAAAGATTTGGATTAATAGAGATCTTGCAAAACATGGTGATCTACAGTTTATATTAAACAATGATCATTACAGACCAAGTTTTGAATATCAAGAAACATTCAACTCTTTGTCATCAGATGAGATAAGTTACTTTACAGATGGTACCTTTACTCCAACAAAAGTTTACATGATGTACATGAGATATCCTCAATATATAAATAAAGCAGGATACATAATGTTAGATGGGCAACCATCATTTGATCAAGATTGTGAACTTGAATTATATTTAGAAGATGAATTGTTAGATTTAACAGTACAAAATCTAGCAATGTATACTGAAAACTCTGCAGCAGTTCAAAGTGCTCAGTTCAGAATACAAACAAACGAATAAACTTTATTAACATTTAAAATAAATAAAAATGGCTGATTTTTCATTAACCACGTTATTCGTGGTTCCAGTAGGGCAAACCTCTGTCCCTAGCTCTGGCTCAATTTCTACCCAAGACTTAGATCCTGGTCAAGTAGGTATTTTTGGTAGCAACTACGCAGCAGTAGATGCTACTGACATTGCTTCTTCTCCTTACTTCTATGTAGCTCAAGGTAGAACAAATACTTATTTACAAGGATCTAAAAGATCTGACAAAATTTCTGGATGCCCTTCAGGATCTTCTTGTAAATCTAACGTAACAGAATGGTACAAAGTTTCTGCTTGTCCAACTGCTGCTAACCAAATTACTGATGTAACTAATTTCACTGTACAATGTGGAGAAAGCATCACGTTAACTTTACGTGCTCACTCTTCTTACATTGATACATTGTATTTCAATGGTTTCACTCGTTCAGTAACTATTCAAGCTCCATGTTGTAATTGTGATGACAATCCATGTGCTGATGTAAGTGATAACATTATCATCGACTTATTGATTGCTAAATTAAGACAACAAGCTCCAGGTAACAACCCTGATAACATTAGCTTCAATACATTCTTTACATTTGAAAATGTAGGTGGAACTATCTTACGTATTACAGGAAAACCATTAACTAAATATGGTCAACCTTGTGATATCGCAGCGTTCCCATTTGAATATGATAGATTGTGGTTCCGTACATTTGTATACGCTGGTCCAGCTACTACTGCTGACTTTATCGTTGCAGATGCTTGTAACTATGTTGCTACTCCTGTTGTTCAACAACGTGCTTCTTATCCTACTGGTACATCTGCAGAGATTGCTCAATTAGAGAAAAACTTCTACAGCTACCAAGCAGGTTACTTGAAACATTTATATAGAATGAATGGATACAACGAGAACTTCGAATCTTGGGTATCTGATGGTGCAACTTACAACACATTCTATATCAGATTCAACGAGTATAACAAATCTGAATACCAATGGGGTGATTATATCATGGAAGATTCTACAGTGATTCTTGCTGTTCCTAATGGTGGTTCTGCTCTTACTGCTGGATTTGAAGCAATCTTAGTTGCTGGTTTAGGTGCTGTTGTAGATCAAGGAATTCCTTGTATTACTACCACTTCTACTACAACTGGTGTCCCTGCATCAACAACAACTACTACTTCTACTCAAATCCCTTAAGGATAAAGAATAGTAAAATTAATAATAACCTATGCCAGGGGAAAGAGGATAACTCATATTCCTCTGGCATATTTATTTAAAAACAACATGGCAAACTTACAATTAGATATACTAGTAGTACCTACTTACGATGTTAATACTCTTGGTGTTGCAGACGCTTCTGTATATCCTACCAATCCTCCAGTGGTCTCAGCACCATCTATTGAGATTGAAATACCAGGATTCGGAACCAAGATAGTACCTTTTGTTCCTGACCAATTAAATGTATTTACATCATCTAATTTAGGGATAACAGATCCTGGTTGTAATCAACCACTTCCAGATGGAGTGTACAGATTAAGATATTCTGTTGCTCCTGCATATCAAAATTATGTTGAGAAAACAATATTACGTGTTGACAAGCTTCAAGAGAAGTTTGACAATGCGTTTTTGCAATTAAATATGATGGAGTGCGATAGAGCACTTAAAACACAATCTAGTGTGCAATTAAACACGATTAACTTCTTTATTCAAGGAGCGATTGCAGCAGCTAATAACTGTGCAGAATATGAATCAAACACATTATATGCTCAAGCAGATAATATGTTAGATAACTTTTTAAGAACCAACTGTGGTTGTTCTGGTAACAACTACTTATTAAACTTTTATTAATTATGGCACAATGTAATTCATGTGGAGCTAAAGTGGGATGTGGATGTCAATTAACCAATGGGTTATGTGGCACATGCGCTGCTAAAGTAAATAAATAAAAATCGCTATTATGTTATCACCAAGATTAACAAATTGCCCAGAATGTGCTGACATTCCTTCTTTGCTTAAAAAAATAGATTGCAAGTTAGCAGAACTTGGTAATAATTTGTACAACAATATTTCATATATGTTGAACAAACCTATACCTGCTGGTGACATTCTTCAGTTAATAGGCTATAGAAGAATACTAACTTATAAGTATTGTAATCCTAACTATGTACATAAATACTCTGTGCAAATGATTGCTAGTAGAGTGATACGTTTAACAGTAGGATGTGTTAGTAGATGTAATGAACCTGAGCGTTGTTTAGAAGATCCTTGTGATATTACAATTGTAGCAAATCCTACAACTACTAGTACAAGTACAATTGCACCTAGCACAACAACAACTAGTACAAGTTCTAGTAGCACTACAACTACTAGTACAACTGTACAACCAACCACTACCACAACTACAACACAAGAACCAACCACAACCACTACAAGTTCTAGTTCTACTAGCACAACTACTAGTACTAGTTCTTCAACAACTACTACTACAAGTTCTAGTTCTACTAGTACAACAAGTACAACTACAGGAATACCATTTTGTGTACCAGAATGTTTTCCTTTATTTAGTAAAGGAACTGGAATATTTATATATAAAAACTTTAGTATAACTGATTTAACATCACAAATCACAGGACCTATTCCTGTAACTGGTGATGTTGCAAACACATCAAATAAACTATGGTTGTATGGTCAAACAGATATATCTGAATATGATATAAATGGTTTCTGTCCATTCTCAGCTACATACAATAAAAATATAAATCTAGCTTCTGGATTATTTGGTTCAGGCATGACAGCAATTGATGATGTAACATTAGTTAGTTCAATAGGAACTAACATTGTTGAGGTTGATGTATCCACTACAACTGCAGGAATAACTGTTAAGTTCCCAATGCCTACAAATAGAGATATATCAGGAGACTTAATCTACACTACATCAAATCAATTAGTTTGTTCTTACGTAGATAATATAACAAGTAATACGTACATCACTATACATGATTATTCTACAGGAGCAATACTTGTAGATATTAATATCTCATCTATAACTTATCCTTGGGGATTATATATAGATGCAGGAGTAATACAAGTTTGTGATAACAATGGTCAAATATTCAGTCTTGATTTAGATACAGAAGTGTTAACTCTTGTTGCAAATGTAGGACAAAGCTTAAACGGAGCATCACAAGCTCCAGAATGTGCCATATTAAATCCTATTACAACAACAACGACTACTACTGTAGAACCTACAACAACTACAACTATAGCACCAACTACAACTACTACCACTACTGTAGATCCATGTTTAGATTGCGTAGCACATGATTTAACAATTGGAACACAAACTTGGACAGGTTGTAATTTAGATGTTACTACTTTTAGAAATGGAGATCCTATTCCAGAAGTAACTGACCCATCAGCTTGGATAGGATTAACAACTCCTGCTTGGTGTTATTATAATAACGATTCTGTAAATGGACCAACCTATGGTAAATTATATAACTGGTATGCTGTAAATGATCCAAGAGGTTTAGCTCCAGTAGGTTACCATATTCCTAGTGATACAGAATGGACCACTTTAACTACCTTTTTAGGTGGTTCCACTGTTGCAGGAGGTGCATTAAAACAACAAGGATTTTGTCACTGGTTAACTCAAAATACTGCTACTAACAGTAGTGGATTCTCAGGTCTTCCTGGAGGATATCGTGGTACTGGTGGAGGATTTTTTGGAAGTCTTGGTACCTATGGTAGTTTTTGGAGTACTTCACAATACGATCCTACAGCTAGTTATTTCCTTAGTTTGTTCGTTGCAGATAATACAGCAACCATACAAGTTGCCAACAATATAGATGGTCAGTCAGTACGTTTAATAAAAGATTAATAATAAACACTTAAAAAATAAATAATATGTCCAATTGTTCAAATTGTTATAACGGATGTACAGAGATTGTCTCTGACAGATGTGTTAAATATACAGGAATAGATGTTCCTGTTCTAGGAATCCAAACAGGTGATTCATTATCATTTGTTGAACAATCATTGATTACATTCCTTACAGCTGCATTAAATGGTACAGGAATTACACCAATTATAAATGATACAATCATTTGTGATCTTGTAAAACAGTATTTACCAACATGTGGAGATCTTTCATTGAATGATGTGTTAACAGCTGTTATAAAAGCTGCTTGTGATCTTCAAGAACAAGTAGATGCTATAGTTGCAGACATAGTAGTAATTAATAATGAAATAGATACAATTGAAGCTGATTACACTGTAAGATGTCTTGTAGATGGAACACCTTCTATAACACCTTCTTCAGGAACACATGCTGTTCTTCAAGCTACAATAGATACATTATGTGCATTAGCTTTAGATCTTAGTACAAATTATGTAAGTATAGCTAACATTGATACTTATATATCAAATTATATTAATAATAATCCTGCAGCTTCATTAGTAAGTACTAAAATGATTCCTTATGTAGCAGTTCCTTATTTCAATCCAGATCTTTCAAACTTTGATGCTACAGGAGCTGGTATAGGAAACTGGGTTAAGATTTATTTATGTAATGGTGCTAATCCAGGTGTACCTGATTTAAGAGGAAGAGTGTTAGTAGGAACTACTACAGGAATGAACGGTGGAACACTTAACGCTGCTGTTGATCCAGCTGTACCAGGTAACCCTGCTTACTCATTAGGAACTACTACAGGTTTAAATCAAGTTACACTTGGACCTACACAAATTCCTTCACATACACATACTATTACAAATGTTGTAAGTGTGACTGATCCTGGACATACACATAATTTAAAAGTTAATACTAATGCTGCTGGTTCAGGAAATCCAGCTTTTGAAGCTGCAAGTACACAAGGTAATTTTGCTACAGACTCTGCTCAAACAGGAGTTACTGTTAACGTAGCTTCCACAGCATCTAGTTTTGGTGGAGGACTTCCTCATCAAAATAATCAACCTGCAATTGGTTGTTACTATATTATATACATACCTTAATAAATCATCAAGATGGCATATCCTTTTTTACCTGTTAACCCTTGCTGCACAGATGTAGTTTTAAATACTCCTTGTGGATGTAGTTCTACAATCACCAATAGTGGTTGTAATAACAATGATCCATGTAGTACTCATTTAACTGCATCTAGCACTATTGTATATGATGGTCCTGTACTACCATGTATAGTAGCTGAACCATGTGATACACTTAATGTAATCTTACAAAAGATAGATGAGATTATTTGTAATTTATTAACACAAATAAATTATTTGAATAATCAAGTTACTAACATTACTAATCAAGTGATTGCTATTAATGGTGATATAATTAATATATATAATACATTAGGTGAGTGTTGTTCTGCAACTACTACAACCACTACTACTACAATAGCAACTCCTTGTGAAAGCTTCTCATTAGATAATACTGGAGATGCTCCTGTAGCTATCATTATTACTGATTGTATTACAGGAGAACAAGAAGCAATTGTATTATTACCAGGAGAAACAAATATTTGTGTTGAAACAGATAGTCCTCTAACTGTTCCAGGTACAGTGATTGTTACACCAAACGGTCCTTGTGGTCCTACAACAACAACTACCACTACTATTGTACCAACCACAACCACTACAACAACAGCTAGTGCTTGTGAGTGTTTAACTTTCCATAATGGAGATGTTAACATTCATACTATAACTTATACAGATTGTGATGGTTCTATCAGTAGACCTATAAATATTGATCCAGATCAAACTATTCAAGTTTGCGGATCTAATGGATTTGGTAGTGACCCTCTTGTAACTATTACTATTGGTGCAAATTGTATTGATGGAGCATGTCCAGCAGAACCAACTACTACTACAACTACTACAATATCTTTATGTGATTGTTATGATACTGAAATTACTATATTATCAGAAACATTAGCTACTACAGATGATGGACAAATTACAGTGCTATATAATGATTGTGTAACTAATCCATTCATTAATACATATGACACTCCTGGAGTTTATTCATTAGGTTGTGTGAATTATCTTGTGGGTGTAGTTGCACTAGGAATGATTGATTTTACAGAACAACCTATATATGTTCCAATTTCAACAGGAGCTCCTTGTTGTGATGTAGAACCAACGACAACCACTACAACTACAATAGCACCAACAACTACAACAACTACTACTATATCAGGTTGTAATTGTGTAGATATAGTTATTAGTCAAGATGATATTGATGATGCTACAGGAAACACTCTATCATTCTTTGATGGTACAGTTGTTTTATGGCCAGAGAAAGGTGCTAGTTGTGAAGGACAATCATCTGGAGAAGATCCTCCTGCTTATTTTACAGTTGCAGGAACTTATACATATTGCTTAAAAGCAAGTGTAATTCCTACTCTTGAATTAACATATTTAAAAGATAATGAGACAGTAACTAGTATACAAAGTGAAGTTGTTAATTTAGGAACTCCTTGTTTAGTTAATGGTGAGTGTATTCCAACCACTACCACAACTACAACAGCTGAGCCTACAACTACTACTACTAGTACAAGTAGCACAACTACAACAACTACTACATTGGAACCAACTACAACTACTACAACAACATTTGCTGGACCTTGTACATGTTTCCAAGTTGCCATAAATCAAGCAGATATAGATGATGCTACAGGTAATACAGATCCTGGACGTGATGGTAAAGTGTATTTACAAACTGCTAAAGATTCAGCTTGTGAAGGTGGTGATATATCTGCAGAATACTCAACTTTCACTTCAGATGGTTTCTGTATTCTAACAAGTGCAGTAAGTTCGATACAGTTATTCTATTATAAAAATAATGTTCCAATTTACTATCCAGCTACAGTTAGTGCATATAATGTACTATATACTGCTTGTTCAGTGAATGGAGAATGTGTACCTGTATAAATATTAAATAAAATTATATAATGGCTAATTGCTCAAACATAAATAATACAACAATAAAAGGAACAAGTGCTGTCACATACGATAGCACTCCACTTCCTTGTACAGATGTAAATACATGTGATGGACTAAATACTATCCTTGCTAAATTTGATGCTGTTATATGTAATGTAAAAGCTAATGTTGATTCTATTACAGAAGATGTAATGAATCTTACAGAAGATGTAATGGTTATAACAGAAGATATAACCAATATTCAAAATCAATTGAATATATGTTGTCCTATATGTGATTTTACTGGAGTTGCAGATGAGTTACCAACTTGTGATTTTACTGGAGAAGCTGACGAATTACCATTATGTAGTTTTAGTGGAGAAACTCATCAAGTTCCAGGTCCTACAACTACAACAACAAGTTCAAGTAGCACAAGTACATCTACAAGTACTAGCACATCAACTTCTACTAGTACTAGCACAAGTACTTCTACATCAACTACTACAAGTACTACTACAGAACGTCCTATAACATTATGTGTAACTTATGAGGCAACTGGTGGATTAGGATTTATTAATTGGACTGATTGTGATGGAAATCCTGCAACTTATGAATATGCTGGTGGTCCAGCTTACACTTTCTGTGCATTAGAAGGTTCAGTTACTACAGACCCAGGTATTACTATAACTCTTATTAGTTTAAGTTGTGGTGAACCAACTACTACTACAACCACCACTATTGCGTGTGCACAATACACTGTAGCTACTACTTCAGGATCAGGACAAACTTATACTTATACTGATTGTAATGGAGATCCTCAGTCAGGTACTATAGGTGGGGTATCAGGATTTGATTCTCAAACATTTTGTGCTGAATTAAACTCAGTAGTAGGTACAGGAGAAACTACAACAACATATGATGGACCTTGCACACCTTAATTTAAAATCAATTAATAATAAATCAGTATGATAATAGTAACAACATTAGTTATTCCTCCTGGAGGTGATGCAGGACCATTTGATCTTTATTCAAATGTAGATGGATATACAGTTCCGTTTGCAACAGGTGTATCTGCATTACAATTAGAGGCTGGTTATAGCTCAACTGTTCCTGACAATGCAACAAGTATTAAAGTAGTATCTGTTGGAATATGTACAAACTTTATTATTCTAGATATAGATTTAATCACTACAACTACCACTACTAGTAGTTCTAGTACTAGCACATCTACAAGTACAAGTACTTCAACAAGTACAACAAGTACAACTAGTAGTACAAGTTCAACAACTACCAGTACTACTACACCTGTACCAACAAATCCTTTATCAGGAACTTGGGATCTTGATAGTGTAAATGCAAATGTTAGAATAACAAGTATTAATAACTTAAATGGAGAACCTGTAAGTTGCACAGGTGCAACAACTTGCGTATTTCCAATAGTTTCTGGTGGTGGACAATATGTGGCTACACCTCCAACTTCTGATGGAACTACAGCAATTGATTCTCCATACACTGCAACATTAGTTTTGAATCTTTCTTGGATAACAGTTATACCAGGTGCAACATATTATTTTACAATAGATGTAACTGGTCAAACTGGAGTGATTCAATATGTAACTTATGGAACACCTTTTATAACATTAAACATTGCAGGAATAGTAACAGGATCAGAAGACGTAACTATTCTATTTACTGGAACTTATTAAAATCAAATAATTATGATAGCATTAATAACATTAACTATACCAACTGGCGGAGATGCTGGTCCATTTAATCTATATTCAAATACAGATGGATATGTAACACCATTTGCAACAGGTATATCTGCAGCTGCTTTAACAGCTGGTTATACATCAACTGTTGTTCCTGAAGGGACAACTATAATCAGAGTAGTATCTACAGGATGGTGTACAAATTACATTGATATAAATATCAATTTAATTCCAACAACAACAACCACTAGTAGTTCTAGTACAAGTACAACAACTTCTACTAGCACAACAGCTGTTCCTACAACTACTACAACTAGTAGTTCAACAAGTACATCAACCAGTACAAGTACTTCTACTAGTACCAGTACAAGTACCAGTACATCAAGTAGTACTTCAACCAGCACTAGTACAAGCACAAGTACATCAACTAGCACAACAACATCAACTACCACTGTATGTCCATGTGTTGAGTATGTAAGCATTGGTATGACTGCAGCTGGTACATTTAACTATCAAGATTGTTTTGGTACACCTAAATCAATATTTCTAAATGAAGGTCCAAATTTATTTGTTGGTCTTGGAGAACCTGAATGTGTGGATAGAAATTCATTATCATCAAGTGTATCCTTTGAGGTAATAAGTTATGGCCCATGCTGTACACCAACTCCTACAACTACAACTACAACTACTACAGTAGCACCAAATTGTTATGCTTATAATGTTACTGTAGAAGAATCTGATCTTATTGCGTCAGATGATGGAAATGTTTATTTTGTATATGAAGATTGTAATGGAATTACACAAACAAATGTTCAAAGTAATTCAGGTACATACATTAATGCATTTTGTGCAATAAGCTATACAGGTGCATATTACCTAGATGGTGGAATAGAAACTAATGCTAGTAGTAGTGCAAATGTAACAACAGCACCTTGTACAGGTGAATGTACTGAATTCTCTGCAGATGGTACAGGTGCTGGTGGAACAGTTTATTATATTGATTGTAATGGTAATCCTCAATCATTTGTAGTAGCTCTTGGTGAGATTAGTGCTCCTTTCTGTGGAATATTCGGTTCAGTAACATCAATTGGTCCAGTAGTAAGTATATTGGGTCCTTGTACACTTTAATTTAAAAATCAATAATGTATGACAGTATTAATAACATTAACAGTTGCTGGGACTGATTCAGGTCCCTTCAACTTGTATTCAAATATAGATGGATTTACATCAGCATTTGAAACAGGAGTCTCTAAAGCTTCTTTATTAGCAGGATATTCTTCTGCTTTAGTTCCTGATTACACAACAGTGATTAGAGTGCTATCAACAGGAGACTGTACTAACTATATAGATATAACGTTAGATGCAACACCAACATCATCAACAACATCAACTAGTACTACCTTACCTGTTCCTGTTGCAATAACAATGACATTATTTGGTAGTAGTACTGACTTAGCAGCTTGTGCATCAATTGTTGCTGGACTTGATCCGATAGCTACAAGATATTCTACAAGTTCTTATCTTAATCCTGGTGACACAATATACAATGGACCAGGATTAACTAATCCTGCCACATGGCCTGTTCCTACATACTATGGTTATACTATTACTCCAGGTCCAATATATGCTTGGGCATATGTTGCTACAAATGGAGTTGTGATAAATTCAGGGTATTGTTCATAAGATAAATAAAAAACTCTTGTTTTGTTGGTTTTACAAGGTTTTCTCCCTAGGCATTTGTCTAGGGAGTTTTTGTTTTATAACTATTTTAGTTATAAATAATTACAACTCTAACTAAAATTATTTGGAATATATAAAAACTATTCTTTATCTTTACAATATTTTTTAACTAATATGAGTACATATGTCTGAAAATCAAAGCTTGTTACACCGATTAGAAGAGTTATTAAGTCAGAAGAAAAGTAAAAAATTCTACGCTGAGAAACTAGGGATAAGTGAATTTGAGGTCAATGAGCTCATGAAGGAACTTAGAGAAAAAGATACAGAAACTGTATTAACAAACTACACAGGAGAACGCAAAGTAAATGTTGAAAGAGGTACAATAGAAAGTACAATAGTCACAGACTTTGAACCTAAAGATGATATTGAACTAGCTAAGCTACATAAGATAAACTTAGATAAGTATGTTATAACAAACTACTGGTCTAAGATGTTACCAAGTGGGAAGTTTACTTCCTCAGTCTTCTCCAAGAAGAAAGAAGCAAAAGATTACTCACCTGAAGACTTTGCTAAGTTTTTAGAAAACTACAAACCAAATAATATATCAATCACCAAAGTAGATCGTAGTAATAGTAAAGACTACGTAGATGTAGAAATATCTATATCTGATTATCACTTAGCTAAAAGAACTGTAGATGGTGATAATGATGTAACCACAAGAGCTTTAAGATATGTTACTGTGGCTCAGTCTTTGATTGATAAAGTAGAAGCTTGTTACAATATAAACACTATTGTTCTTCCTATATCGAATGATTATTTCCATACTGATAACTATCAACATCAAACCACAAACGGTACTCCACAAGATACTATAATGGATTATGCTGATGAGTATGAAATAGGATTTGCTATTCTTGTAGATACAATCAATATGTTGAGAAAACATTCTAGCACTGTACAAGTAGTGTTGGTACAAGGAAATCATGACAGAACTAAATCTTTTTATCTAGCACATGCACTAGATGTATTTTTTAAAGATGCATTGGATGTAGAGTTTATCAGAGAGCACAGTGTTGTTAAAGGTTTGACATTAGGGAATACATTTATTGGATGGCACCATGGTAACTGTAAGATAGAAGATCTTCCATTATTATTTGCAACACATCCAAAATATAGTCATCAGTTTGGTAATGCTGTTTATAGAGAGGTTCATACAGGTGATAAACATCACTATATGGCTAAAGAGGTTAAGGGAGTAAGAATACAACAAATGCCTAGCTTGTCAGGAACTGACAGATGGCACTTAGATAACAATTACGTACATTCAGTTAGAGCTGCCTTAGCATTAGTCTATGATCTTAATCTAGGTAAGATAGCTGAATTCGAAACAAGAATATAATTATGGCAACATTAAGAAAATTAGTATCAGATGTTAGAAGTGTCCACAAGATACTTTCTACTGATAGTCTTATTACAGATAGAGCTATTGCTTCTGAGATTAGAAACAATGCTCTATTACTTATAAAGAGAGAAACCAATTTAAGAAAACTTTGGGCAACTGATACATTATTTACTACTATCCCTTGTTTAGAAATGATAGAGGTATCTATTTCTGAATGTTGTAATTATGTAGATGAATGTAGCATAGCTAGAACTAAGTTTAAACTTCCACGTATATCAGAAGGTAATTATCAATATGTGATACAAGGGGTTTATTCTATCAATGCTATGAGCGGCCAAGGAAAGAAATTAAAAGAAATAACTATTAACAGATATTTGAATCTTTTAAAACTTCCTATAATTAAAAAAGAAGAATACTATTGGATATCTAATGGATATCTATATGTAAATAATCCTTTACTTAAAGCAATTAGATTTGTTGCATTATTTGAAGAAGATGTAGAGAATGAAATCATGTATCCAGAATGCGGATGTGGAACTCCAGAATACACTACTGAAGAAATCTGTAAGAATCCTTTGGACAAAGAGTTTCCCCTTCCTGGATACTTAGAACAACAAACATTACAACTTACATCTCAAAAACTACTATCTACATATTTCAATCTTAAAACTGATACTAGTCAAGAAGGAATAGATGGACAAGCACCAAATTCAAAATCAACTAATTAATGAGAACAAAAATTGATTGGAGAAGCTCTAGCAAAGACAACTATAATCAGTTTTGCAAAAAACATTCCTCTATAAAACTTACATACGATGAATGGAGAAATATCATTTACACTTATAATGAATTCTTCAAAGAGTATATATTAGAGACAGGTGATAAAGCAAAACTGCCTTATGGATTTGGAGAGTTCTCAATCAATAAAAAGAAAAGAAGAAAGGTAAAATTAGCTGATGGAAAAGAATTTGTTAATTTACCAATCGACTGGCAAAAAACTAAAGAGAAAGGAAAAGTTATTTATAACTTTAATTATCATACGGAAGGTTATTTTTTTGGTTGGATGTGGTTTAAACAAACTGCACGTTTTAAAAATTCTGACTTATGGTATTTTAAACCTTCTAGATTAACCTCACGATTATTATCACACTATTTAAAAACCAGCGACAAGTACCAAAATATTTACCGAGAATGGAAAAAATAATGAACTATGTCA